GATATGCATATAGATCTAAAGGAATAAGACCTTTATCTACATGAACAATCTTGACATAATTTTTTACAAAGTATATTGGATCCTGAGCACACTTAATGTACTCTTGAATTTGATCTTGAGTAAATTCAATATCAACACCGATCTTTTTTAGATTCGGATTACTTAAATAAACATCAGACATATCTTCTAAAAATTCTATCAAACATTAAAGCGAGTAACATAGCAGCACCTGCGGTCAACATAGATTCTGTATATATGCCATCATAACGAGATGGATGACTTAAAATATCAGCAACAAAAGTGGCAAATCCAGTTAAAACCAATGCAAACCATTTGCTATGATTTATATTAAATAAAGATAACATTACTGTAAGTACTAAAGCAATCACTGCTGTTTTACTTGCTGTTATAAAATGACTTAATGTAAGTACAGTTAAGTCTCCTTGAACCATACAAAGTAAACATGCTAAAAACGGTTCTAGAAACTTTTGTACAAAATAATCGTAATTAGTTTTTATCATCTTTGTTTTTTAACTTATCTATTTCTTCTGCGTTTTTTGCAATATGATCATGATTAGAATCAATCTTTTCATCTTGTACAGAATCAATCATTCTTTGTAATCTTCTACCTTTTACTTCTTCACTATCTTTGTGTAATTCAGGATCGACTACTTTTTCTAACTTTAAAAATGGTATTCTTTCATTTGGTACATATCTCCATGTATATCCTTTATCACTGAATACACCAAATACTGTTTGTTTCATACCAACTTTTACAATAATAGCATCTGAACCATCAAGAATAACTTTATCACCTTCATTGAAGGCTCGGTTCATTTGAAACGCCATACCTTTGGCAAAGTTAGTTACAAAGTCTTTTAACATAAACGCAATGATTGCTGATACTAGAACAGCAATCCATGGAAGAATCAGAGTTGTCAAGTCTCCACTGAGAGAATTAATCGACTGAACTTCTTGCATTTTTTTCTCCTTGAATAAGTTTTTGAAGATCAGCAGTTGAACCTACAAATAATGCATTGGTTACATTCTGCGGTTTATCTTCTTTTGTCTGTAATATATCTTTCTTTTTCTTAGCCAACTCAAGGAGATCTTTGTTTGTATCAGTTAATGTTTTAAGTAAATTTGTCGCCACTTCAAATGCTCTTGGAGATTCACTCTGTCGAGCAATTTCCATAACTCTATCTAAATCACCCATTCCAGAGTCAATTAGATCTCTTAAATTATGTCTAGCATAGTCGTAATCATCTTCTATTTGTTTATTAATATTAGGTTCTATAACCTCCACTTCATTAGGAGGATCTATGTTTAGTACATGACTGAATTTAGAATCGAAACTCATGGTTGTTGATCACTTCCTGTTCTTGGATTATATATCAAACCGTCTGTATAGAAGAAGGTATTCGAAGCAAATCCATAATTATCATTTACATCAATTAAACTTCTATCAATAGACGCTGCACTATTTGTAGTAGGCGCGCCATTAGCTAATAATCCAGGAACAGTAACAAGACGACTTGACCTTGGAGTATTTAAGGCTGTATTAGCATGTAGATCAATCTGTATTCTTGTAATTGGTCCGCTGTTTGTAGTTGGTCCGTATAGATAACCTTTTAAAGTAAAATTGAAGTTCCAGATAATAGTTCTTCTAGTAGAATAATCACCATCATATACATCCTCAAAATCTATACTATTCAATATAATTGGTATATCCATAGTTATATTCATAGATGGTATTAGATTTACTGATACGTTCCATTCTGGTTTAAAATATGGAACAATTTGTTCTACTATTTGTGTACCATCATCCGCATTCTTCACAAACGCTGATAACACAAATGTAATATCATAAGGAACAGGTGTATATTGTGTTCTCAACTGAGTATTATCAGATGTGATAATATAACTATTCTTTTGAGTGGAGTTTATTTTTCTCGTAGAATCATATGTAAGGCCGGTCAACTCAAATCCAAGACGTGGAAGCGATATAGCAACTTCTCTATCTAGATCTGGATTTGTATCTAGTCTGACAAGAAATTTTTGTTTGGGTCCATACGCTAAAGGAACAACAAGTGTTTGTACTCTATTACCGTTCGAATCCGTTCTTACAAGTTGGATATCATTGAATAATGATCCGAATACTTGAACATAACGTCTAATTGTACCGTGATAAAAATACTCAAACATCAGAACCTACCCTCTGACCATGGATCTTTTTCACTAAAATCGATAATATCGTCTTCTAGTATATTAGATTTATATACAGTATCATTATCTGCTTGTGCATCAATTGTAGAAATTTGGAATTCTTGTACGATACCATCACCATCTTCAGCTAGTAGAACTTCGCCATCTTCAAGAAGTGTTTGATAGAAAGTTTGATCAAGTGAATATTGATCTTCAACAATATCAATCTCACTATATCCAGTATCAAGTTTTTCAGAACTATAAGAAAATAATTCACAACGTAAATCATATGTCTGTAATCTACCGGTTTGATAAAAAATCTGTTCGTGTTCTACAAACTTGATCTCAAATATCTTATCAACCATTGGAAAATAGATTAGATCTCCTTCTAATGGACGATTAGAACTGATTGAGTATCCATTAGCAGTGCCTGCTTCTAGTACGATAGATTCTGTCTCATTGTTCCCTGTGAGAAACTGTCTTGATGGAACAGCCGTATTTGCCTGTTCTGTAAGTAGATTATAACCTACTTCTGTCATCAACTTTTCTGTACGAATCTGATCAAATCTTTTACGAGCAAGAGTGAAAGTCATCTCATCTCGTATCTGTAAACCGAATCTTGAGAGTAGATCACCTTCTCCTTCAAATCCTTCCACGTTTTTGATATACATCTCAACATCAGCAGCGGTTGTAAACTTCATCAGTGGATCTTCACCGAATAAGTTATCTCTCGCTACGATTGTTTTTGGAATGTACTTTACATCATGACCATAGATCTTGATAGCCTCAATCGTGAGATCTTCAACTAGGTCTTGCTCTCTGGCGTATGAGAAGTTATTGAAATACTTATTCGTCGCCATAATTTATCCAATCATATCATGGACGGGCAATGAATAACTCGTAATCATTTCATCTTCTAACTTATTAATTTCTTCTCTTGCTTCACCTAGAATACGAACACCGTCAAATTGAATTCCTCCTGGAAGTTGAATACCTTGAAACTTAGATAGATTTTCGCCCCACTGTCTTTTAAATAAAGCAGTCGAATATCTAAGTAACCATCTATCACCCCAAACATCTGTATATGTATTTGGATCTACTGTGCGATAACAATCAATGATGATGTATTCATCTACGAGAACATCTGTTTCCCAATCCATATCAATATAAAGTCGATCTGTGTGACGGTTGAAACGAATAGGTTTCTTACCAACAAAGATTTCTTCAAGCATTTCTACATGTCTCATAGCGTTCACATAAGGAACATATGAAGCACTAGAAAAATCAAAAAGATCGTTTAGATGAATTTGATATCGAATATTGAATAGATTTGAACTATTAATAGAATCCCCAATATCAAACACTCTCACGATCCCTTGAATATTTTCTGGGATAGAGATGTATTTGTTGGTTTTATCTGAAGAAGTAATTTGATGTTTTAAATAAACATGTTCTGTGCCATCGTAATGATAATCACGATAGTATTGTAATGCTTCGTCAATTCTATCCTCTAGTTGTTCGTCATCAACGTTGATATCTATAACTGGAGAACCTAGATTTCTAAGGCAATATTGTTTATGTTGTTCTCTGGTCGCAGGAATAGCCATAGTACCCTCTTTGTATAAGTCTTATGACTATTTATAATATTTATATTAATTACACCCAACCCCACTGCTGTTGACGGTACAGACTTCCTCCACGATAAGCCCATGTATCGTTCCTGTTACGGCATAGGTTCGGCGAAAATAACCACCTTCACGAGTTGAGGAAGGCCGCCGTCGGCGCGGTGAATGCTGCCGTGTAACGAGCTACACCCTTCGTCACGCGAAAATCATCAATCCAGCCATTAAAGAACTGATCTTCCAGATGTCGCGTGCCGATCATAAGGTTCTGATTGTTATAAATGCTTGTGGCCGATGACAACGTGTCTGACAGGCTTCCATTGATAAAAGTCCGGTAAGCACTTCCATCAAATGTTAAGGCGATGTGATTCCATTGGTTTAGCGTTGGCGTTCCGATGGATCTATTCTGGCAAATGTTCCACGAGCTGTTATTAGAGCTTAGAAATAGCTCGCTGACACCCGGCCCGATTTGCCGCTGGATCAACAAGGTAAGGCCGCCGCCTCCTCCTGCGCTGATGCTGAAATACGGCGCGCGCGATGCGTCTCCAGCGTCGTAGAACCACCCCTCTATCGTCCAGTCTCCAGAAGACAGGTTAAAATCCGCATCGCTGACCTGGGCGTAATCGCCAGAGCCATCGAATAGACCTGACGTCGTGCCGAACTTGAATTCCGCGTCGTCTAGCTGAGCATTGCCCTGAACCGAGACAGTGTGCCCATTGGACGAGCTGTCGGTAAATGTCGTCGATGCGTCCGCGCCGTCGAAATGCAGTAAGAGCGAAACGTTTGCGAAGTGCTCGTCTCTTGTTATAGTGGGCCAATTACCTTGTTTTCTTCTTCCAATTACAGAATATTTTCCTGAACCCCCTATCGACCAGACACCAGAATTATATTTTTTATCGGTAACCCCATCATTTAATGCAGAAGTTACTACAGTAGAATTAGCAGTACCGGTAAAATTATAACCAATATACTTTGGCATTGATGAAATCCTTAAGGCTTTTTATTTTATTTATATTATTGCCATTTAGGTCCACGTAACCAAATAACAAGACTTCTACGAATACCATTTGTTACTGGTTTGACTCTATGATATGTAAAAGAAGGAAAGAATAATGCTGAACCTTTTTCTTTAAAGTGTGGTAGTTTAATAGGTTCCATTACATTATAACCATCAAGATTTAGTTGTTCTTCACGATTTTCTTCTTTTTTTTCTTTTAATGATAACAACTCAAATTCTCCACCATCATATTCACTAGGGTCTGTCAATTGAATACTACAACTGATTTTACGAACGGTATTTTTTAGAATATGGTCTTCTGGATAATCAGGTTGTAATGTTCTATCATTTACAATGGTGTCTGTATGCCAGTGATAGTGGTTTTGGTCACCATAATATATTGTATATTGAAATGGCTCTATAGCAGTAATATTGTAGTTCCATCCACTTTGTTGATTGACATCATCGATTGTTGGACGAATCATAGAATATAGTTCTTCATCATCATGCCAAGATACTTTGTTCTTACGAATAGTATGATTGGCGTTTTCTGGATTTTCAATACCATATGTTAACGCTTCTTCTTCTTCACTTTTTTCACAAATCTCACGAATACGCATAATCTGTTCAGGCCAGAATAAAGTTTCATAGTACCAATACCAATTATTTTCAAATGTAGTTGTTAGAATTTGACCTTCATGACCAATATTTATTGACACATTATTCTCCAGACTCTTCAGTTCGTTTTACGATAGAGAAACGAATCTTTCTATCATTATCCGTCGTTTCCATTAATTCTTTATAATATTCACTTTTACCAATAGGTTCAATGAATAACTGTTCTCTGCGGTCATATGCAAAATTAGAAAATGGACCAAAACGATCTACATAATGTAGAAATAATTGACATTGCCAATCTGTTGTTTTAGGTGGATTAAACTTTTCTCGCCAATGCGGTACGTCACATCCACGATAAATCATTGCTTCTTTAGGTTGGACAGAAACAGGCATTCTTACTGTTAAGTCATCTGGATCTGCATACCAGATAGGCCAGTCAAACTTCCCAGATTGTCCTAGATTGATTGTAACAGAGATTTCACAAGAAGGTCTATCAGAATGATAGTGTAATTCTTCACCAGGACCATATACACGCATGTAGGTATATGTGGGTAAGAGTTTTAAACCTGTAAGTTCTTCCATTTTAGGAAGACAATCAACCATTACATATTCACACATAGGTTGACCATACCAAGCCTTGGAGTTGATAGGACATTGTGGGTCGTTTAGTTTATTTTCAGTATCTTCTTTTGCTAACTTGACATATTCGTCTGAGATAATTTTAGCGACATCAGCGTCTACAAAGTCATCTACTGGTAAGTATTTCTTCTTTTGAAAATAATATACACCAGCACTATTACGAAGTTTCATTCATTTCCTCCATTAATATATTAAGTTAAAGTCCAATTTTGTTCATCTTCATTCCAAAAATACAATTGTTCATCTTCAGGCATAGGCACTGGTGGAGTCCATGACGCGGTTTCCTCGTCAAACGACCAACTTGGATAAGGCTGCTTTTCATGAAAAACATCTCGATTGACATCGTAGATCATTCCACGCCCTGCGAAGTTCTTTCTAAAAGGTGTTCCACCCATGCGATGTGTGTTGCGAAACGTGTTGAAAGATGTCCGGACAAATTTGTTTGTAGAGCCTGTTAGACCTTGCATAAAGGTCTCACCTATGGAATCGCTTTCTTTTCCATTGGCATCTAAACAGTCCTCATCAGCCACGACATGAACCATGACAACTGTTCCGGTGTTATCTATTTCTGCGAAGTGAGCCATATTAGTCTACCTAGTCTACCGTTAGTGTGCCAGATGAATTGAACGTAAAATACGTGTACGTCGGACCACTTGATTGAGTTCCGCCGGACAGTCTTGGAGCATTAGCTGGATCAACTGCAACTACCACTACACCAGATCCTCCATTACCCCCAGGTCCTGCACCACCACCACCACCAAGATTAGCTGTTCCCGCAGTACCAGGAGCCGGACCTCCGCCACCGGGACCACCAGATCCTTGGGGTGCACCAGAAGAAGAACCTGCACCACCACCAGCATAGACCGTACTGTTGATCGGCCAAGTATAACCTGTTCCACCAGGACCAGCACCACCAGCACTACCGTTACTTCCGCTTCCGCTACCTCCGCCTCCACCACCTCCAGCAGCATATGAACCGGGAACACCAGAACCAGAACCCCCACCATTCCCTTGACCTGGAGTGCCAGATCCTCCGGCGCGGCCTGTACTACCAGAAGCTCCGCCTCCACCACCAGACCCGCCGGGAGTTCCAGGGGCGGGAGCACCTGTAGGACCACCTACACCACCTGCCCCACCCCCTGTTGCGGAAATAGGTCCGAATGTAGAGTCGTTTCCACTACCAGCACTTGTGCCACCGGCTCCAATAGTTACTGGAACAGGGGTCGCGACCTCAATCGTATAATTTGGTTGATAGATTTTACCACCAGCACCGCCACCCCCTGCACCAAACTGACTAGCACCCCCCGCAGCACCTCCTGCAACAACGAGAACATCTACTGTGAATGGTGCTAGTCCTCTTGTTGAAGAGAGCCAATTACCCCCGCGTCTTCTGCCATATACACTACTTTCGTCTGAACCCCCTATCGACCAGACACCAGAATTATATTTTTTATCGGTAACCCCATTATTTAATGCAGAATTTACTACAGTAGAATTAGCAGTACCTGTGAATTCATATCCTATGTAACGAGGCATTATACAGCCTCCTTATTAAGAATCGTACAATTGTTCGAAAGATATCGTGTAAGATAAATCGTCGTTGGCAGAAGCTGCTCCACCAATTGTTGAATTTTCTAACATATAGAAACCACTATTTTTATCTACTGCTACTAACGTGGCGTCACTAGGGACCACAACAGTTTTGATAATAAAGTTATTAGACCCCTGGTTATTTAAAATCAAATCAAAATCCGCATTTGCTGCGCCATCGATATTTGTAACTGTTACAGAGTTGATTTTATATACAGCACCACTAGAAGCTGGATTTGTAACAAACACCGTATTGCTGGATATGAATGTGCCTGTGACAGTGTTTGCTAAGATTCTAGCAACGTTTACGATATTTGGATTTGCCATTTTATTCCTCTATATCTAACTTTCTCATATTTATATTATTTATAGTTTTTTAACCGAAGACAATAGCCATCGCGATGGCTTTGCCAGTAGAAGCGCCCGCGCTGCTCTGGGTGCTGCCATCAGGAAATTTGAAGCCCCCACTGGTGGATTCGATCGTGCCAGCTACTTCTAATAAGTTTGTTGTTGGGGTGCGTCCGATGCCGACTTTTCCGTCGCTGACGATACGCATACGTTCGGCGGCGCCCACACCAAATGCAGTATAAGCCGCAGAATCAGTTTCATAGTTGTTTATATTCAGCGCACCAGCTTTTGTTTTTTGAAAATCTGCGCTGGTGCTTCCTGTACCCGCTACATCTGAAGTGATAAGCCTTTGCACAACAGCGGCACTTGCTCCTGTGCTTGTATTTTGTGTGTCAAAGAAAATGTTATTATTCAGAACAGAGCCCGCATAAGTAATTAAGCTGTCAGTTCCTGCGGCGATTTGAAATCTATATGATGGCGAAGTCGTCCCAATGCCTACATTGCCGCTGCTGTCGATACGCATTTTTTCACTACCGCCATCAACTCTGAAAAGGATGGCGCTACCAGCGGCTTCATTGTTAATGTCGGCATCAAGAACAAGCAGTCCAGCCGCAGAGGCTCCAATCTGAGCATCACTATTATCGTCGGTATCGGTGAGACGTATAGAAGGTGTGGCTGAAGATATGTGAAGCGGAACAGCGGGTGACGAAGTACCAATACCGACATTTCCGAGTCCATTAACGGCGAAAACCGTATTAGGCCCGTCAACGTCGCCATCGCTGTCCACCACCCCCCGAAACAGATCAAACGTATCCGCGCCACCCAGTGTATTAGACGCCTGAATTGAGGTTCCGGTGAATGCGCCGATCGCCGCCTCGATATTCAACAACGGCTCTGTCGTTCCGCTGGTACGACGAGCCCCGAGAACCGGGCTAGTGGAAAGGCCCGATGCGCCGAATATACCGCTCGTTGTCCCGCGAACCGTAGTAAACGTCCCGGCTCCCGCCGATACCCCGCCGATCGTAGTTCCGTCGATCGTGCCGCCGTCGATGTCCACTTGCGTCGCGGAGAGAGTACCGTCGTCTGCAATAAGTACAGAAGAATCTTGCGCTAATCCACCGCTTGTACCATCAAACCGCATAACAGCATTGTCTGTAGAACTACCAGGATTTGCAACAAACCCAGCAGAATTTGCAGCCAAATCCTTAATAGTATTGACATTATACATCATCTGATTGATGGTGTTAGAGCCGGTCAATGTAGAAACTGGTATAGACATATCTTTATCTTTTCTCTATTATCTATTTTTTTTTATTTATATAGAATTTATTAAATAACAGTTATTTTTACACCACCTGGCTTCCGCACTGCTGGTGTAGGATATGGTTTATTTCCCTCTGTTCCAACAGTGAATGTATATGTTCCACCTGCTATAAGAGTTTCATTCTTAGATACATACGCGCCAGATCCACCGCCACCGCCACCACCAGCAGGACCGGGCGGCCCTGTGGGGCTGTCTGGTTGTCCGGCCTCGCCTCCCTGTCCAGCACCATTTTGTCCTAATGGAGTAAAATATGCCGGCGCAACCGTTGCACCACCAGATCCGTCCACACCGGGGGCCCCTCCAGGAGCGGGATTTCCAGGAGTGTTAGTATCACCGCCTGAGGCAGTTCCACCACCGCCTGCACTACCTGTACCACCTGGACTGCCTGCACCACCAGTACCAGCACCGGCTGTCATAGATAAACCAGGACCAACAAATGTAGTTGCTGCGCCAGGATATCCTGCTTCAGCAGGATCTCCCGCTTTAGATCCCGCACCACCAAATCCTCCACCACCCACTCCTTCAAGATTGGTGTTAAAAGAACCTCCAATAACAGTGAATTTCCATACACCAGGAACATTAGATGGACCAGCAGTATTCGCTGTCATATTATACTCACTAACAGTCTCAAAATCTACTACATAAGGAGTAGATACCGCTGGAGGAGCTGATGTAATGTTTATTAATTTTCCTCCGGCACCAGTACCAACAAATCCACCAAATTTTCCAACTAATGTATTAATAGACATATCTTATGTACTCAAGTTTCCTATTAAATCCCATTCATCTGTAGCTACCTTTTTACATACCGCCGACTGCCACTGATTTTTAACACGAAGTTTACCACCATCACTATTTACAATAACACCAGCAGCATTAGAAAATTGAAATGCTGAGTTAGAACCAGTCCGAACAAAAAGATATTCAGAACCAATAGGAATAGAAGTTGTAG